TCCCGTGCCGCAGCCCCTGCCGCAGCCCCTGCCGCAGCCCATGCCGCAGCCCCTGCCGCATCCCCTGCCGCAGCCCATGCCGCAGCCCGTGCCGCATCCCCTGCCGCATCCCGTGCCGCAGCCCATGCCGCATCCCATGCCGCAGCCCCTGCCGCAGCCAACTCCTCTTTAGTTGCATTCCCGTGCGTAAACCTCTCGGCAACCTCAAGGGCCTCAATACTGCGTGGATCAGTGAGCAATACGCTTGTAGTGCGTCCATCGTGCATCGGGGTGTGGCGAGCGCACCAAATTGCAAACAGCCGCTGTGCCTTGTCATTTGCCGGAGCGTCGATAGCTGTTAAAATCCAGAGGAGCCAGTCGGCCTTTGGGCACGCATCCCAAACCTTTGCCATCGTGTTGTATTTCTCAGCAAAAACTTGGCCTTCTTGGCACGCATCAGTCGCGGAGCAAAACTCTTTTGGGTTTAAGTTTAGGTGTTTCATTTCGCGCCCTCCTTCATGGCCGCGATTGCCTCGGCGCGACTAAATGCCGAATCGCTCGTGTCCTCATACCAGTCAGGATCGACGACACTAGGCTTCTGCTCGTAGGCGTGGCACTCGGGGTGCATATACATTGTCCACACGCTGCCGTCGCTGATGCCTGTGCGCCGGTCCTGCGTATCGCCGACGTTGATGCGTTCGCCGCACAAGCAGCAGCGGTGAGGCTTGCGGGCTTTCGTTCCATTTCTCGCGTTTAAGAACGTGCTCATTTCGCGTCCTCCTTCATGGCCGCGTCAATGGCGGCGCGGATGTCTTGGCTGGCGATATCGGCTTCATAAAACCAATCCAACCGCGCCCGCTCGGCGGCGAGTTCGGCGCGGAGTTCGTCGCGCTCGGCGGTGAGGGCCGCGAGTTCGCGCTCAAGCGCACGCGAGCAATTGCGATTCGTGACGAGCGTCTTGCCTAAGCAGTCGGCGGGATATGTTGCCGCGTCGGTGCGGGGTGTGGGTGTGGGTGTGGGTGTGGGTGTGTTCATTTGAGGGCTCCTTTGCGTGGCTTCGGCAGCACGCCAGACGAGACGAGAACGGCGCGGCAAATGTCGCCAATGTTTGCCGTGCAAATTATGCTTGAGACAACGGTGGACGCTCGCGCGATCATCGCATCGGGATCGTTCAGCGGTATGACCGCGACGCGCACCGCGTAGCGCGCGCTCGGGTTGGTGACGGTCAAAACGTCGGCACGCGGCTCGATCAAATAACATTCATTTGCCCACATTCGGCGGGCGCGGAGTTTAGATTTGATTGTGTTCATTGTGTTGTTGTGTTGTTGCTGATCAAAAAATGTCGAATCGAGCTTCGAGCTTTTCCACCGGCTTACCGCGCCCGCTGTTTGCGTCGGGCTGGAAAACTCCGGTCCAGCCTTTCACGATGCTCTTGCGAATCGCAGCGATGGCCACGCTTTCGCCCCAACCATTCATCTCGGCAAGCTGGGCCTTGGCTGTGCGGCTTCTCAGCGTCTGCCCGCGCTCGCGCTTGTAGGCGCACCAGTCGGCCCACGCTTCGACAAACTCAGGGGTCGCGAGCGTTGAAGGAATTTCCGATGACTCTGCGCGAAACTTCGCGTCGGGCTTCTTCGCGACCTCTGGCGGAAACGGACAATCGGCGTCAGGAGCTTCATCGCCCCCCGCGACGGGAACCGGCGCTGTATGGGTTGGAGCTGAAGACGTAGACGTAGATGAAGACTGAAGACTAGAGACTGAAGACTGAAGTGTTGCCTTTTGGTTGATACCATTTGCCAAGGGTGGTTGAACGGTGGTTGAAGCACCCTTGCGTAACTCCGCCGACTTGCGCCCGCCTGACGCCGACTTCTCGCGCCAGTCCGATTGCTTGAGACGTTCGCGCTCAAGCCTCTCGTGAACCAAGCGACCGGCTTGGCTCGACGGCGTGAACATGGTGAGCACGGTGGTTGCAAGGGTGGCTGAACAACCCTTGCCGACCAATCGCGCCGCCATCGCGGGGTCGGCTGGAATCGAGCCGTGCAGCCAGCACGAGCAGAGCAGATTGATGTAAGCACCCTCCTCCTCGAGGGTGAGCAGTCTCACGCGCTGACTACTTGTGTAGTCTGCGGGATAAAATTGGAAGGCAGGTGATTTCATGGAACTAAAAAGCCAGCCAGACGCACGGGTGAAAATTGGCCCCACGATAGGCCTCCGCGTTTCTGACTGGCTAAAGTTTGATGAAACATTGTGGAACTAGGCTTTTCACGGCCTTGGTTTCTTCTCTCAGCTTTCGGCTCGGATGTAAACTCAAATCCCCGCCAGCGCAATCAGCACCGAGCACCCCGACTCATTCCCTGAGGCCCACAGCTTCTCGACGCGCAGGCTCATGCCATATTCTCCCAGTTAGGAATAATGCCACTCAGCTTCCTGCTGTTTTCCTTGAACCAAGGAGCTGCAATGATTCGCAGAGAAACTGTCGGGTGATACTTGGCCATGCGCTTGATCTTGGTTTTGCTTCGCGCGTCGAACCAGCCTTTGACTTCGTGAAATCCGACCGTGCCGTTGTTTTCAGTGACTTTGAAATCAGGCAGATATGAGCAACAGCCGCGCCTAATTCCGACAAACCAGAACGTCTCTGGCTCGTGCTCCCACTCCTTGATCTGACCATTGACCTTCAGCCATTCGAGATAGCGCGCGTAGTTAGCCTCCCATCGGCTTCTGGCGAAAATCCTGCGTCCTCCAATTTCTCGCCAAGCGGATTTCCACGACCCGCGTTTTATGTTAGGTGATGTCGTTCCATATCTCGCAAATCTTGTCTTCATAATTTTTAGCGTTCTTGCTGCGTTGAATTTTGTTCCGATACGAGCGACGCTCATTTGGTCACAGGATTCTTTTGTGTGATTTTTTCCAAGCATCCCGCGTGGGTGTTCGTGTGTTTGGTGCCAAAGCAAAAATCGTTTTTTCATGGCCTTAATTTTCAATTTGCCGTGTGAGCGATTCATGCTCGTTAACCCAAGTTTCCTAGCCAGTCGGCAAATGTTGCTTCGATGCATCCCTAGTTTAAACTCTAGGGCGGTAAGCGGAGATTCCCCGCGTAAAAAAGGCGCCGCATAAGCGTCCTTGATTGTCTGAATCTGCTCCTCGGTTACTGTCTTGAGCGGATTCGATGCGCCTAATTTCTTCAAACGCTCGTGAATCGATTGTCCGCACATTCCCAGCTCCACAGCTGACTTCCACACGCTCTGCGTTCTAGCGTATGATTCGAGTATCTCTTGGTCGGTTCGTTTTTTGATGTGAGGCACGACCAAGAGATAATTTATGCACAGTCGAAGTAAAGCCGGATTTTGATAATCTACTTTGCGTTCATCCATTCCCGAGCGATGAGCCCCGACCTGCGACTGTGCAGATGCGTTATCTCCTCGTCCGTGATGTAGTGTCGATGCATCCCCGCGCGCTTCGCTCGTTCGCTCACGGTCCCACGGCTCATTCTAAGGGCCTGTGAGATCGTTTTAACGGGCATAAACTGCGCGAGCATAGCGTCGCACTGGTTGCGCTTCGCCTCGTCTGATTTTCGTTTGTTCATTTGGTTTTGCTTTTGAATCGTCCGTCTGCTTCCCGTCGTGCCTTCTCGCGCTTTTCGTAGGCGAGGAAGCTCTCCACCCATTGCTCGTCTCGCCCGCGCTGGCGGCCTCGAGCCGAGCCGACGATGTAGCCGATCAGCCCGCCGGTCGCGAAGATCGCGGCGAGAATTAGTGCGTCAGAGATCATCGTCATCCTTTTCGTCGAAGAGCAGCGGCCACGTCGCGAAGAGCAGCGCCAGCACGAGGAGGAAGATTGCCGTGTCCATCGTCCAGTTCATTCCGCGCCTCCATACCACTTCGGGAGTCCGATTTCGCGGAGGTCGTTCGGGAGGTTGGGCCATTGCTCGCTCTTAATGCACGCCTGAAGCCGAATCAAGTCTGTGATGGTCTCGTCGTGGCCGCGCGCCGTGGCTGCGTCGCTCAGTCGATAAACCGCGCAGCCGTAGGGTTCCGCCTTCTCAACGGCAATGAAGTAGAAGTCGAACACCGGCGAGCCGATGATTTCGGTGATAAGCGGAAGGTAGAATCCCGCTTGCCGGTGGTATCCGAAATTGAAGCACGCGCGCTCAAAGTTGCGGAACGCGTCGGAGTCCAGCGACTCGACGGTTTTCAAATCCGCGACGTAGGGCCTGCCGCCGCTCAACTCGCAGCCCGCAGGGTTGAACCAATCGGTGCGGCATTGGAGCGCGAGCGAGCCACTCGGCTGCACTCGCCAGCTCAGCTCGGGTTTACCCGCGGAGAGTAGCTGCGACGCCAGCGGATGGTTATTCACCGCCGCGGCCATCTCGCGCACGTCGCCCAGCTCGTCCGAGCCGATGATCACCTTGCCCGCGTTCTCCGCCTCGAACTCCGCGAACGCGGCCTTGCCGTCCTTCGTGCGCCGGTCGATGCCGTCCGGTCGCAGAGCGTAGCGGCTCCAGAATTGATCCGGCTCCAGCACCGCGCAATGCGCTGCCGAGCCGATGCGGAACGCCTCGGTGGTCTCCGGTCGCGCCACGGTCTTTGCGATGAAGCGACGATAGTATGAGATCGGCCGGCGGCGGAAGAGCTCAAGCTTGCTGTGCGAGATCGCTTCGTTGCTGTGATAGATCTCGTTGGATTCGGTGATCATTTGGTGTCCTCCTTTTGCTCGCGTGCGGCGAGCATGGCGTCGGCTACTGCGTAAGCCGAAAACGCCAGCTCTTCGGCATCGTTGCCTTTATCATACCCAGTTTCTTCGAATTCCCAGTCATGCAGATTGTGAGGCTCTTCGCGAATTGCATACCTATATTCGTCGCTAGCATTTCCATCAGGTCGGATTACGAACCACCAACGTTCCAGCGGAAGTTGAAACTGAAACCCCGCCAGCGCCTGCGCCGCGAAGTAATCGCGGAGGGTCATTCCGTTATTAATCGTCGTCGGATACGTGTCCTCGTTTATGAGCGGAAATGCCGGACCGCCGTCGTTGCTTGGAGTCTTCATTTCGCGTCCTCCACAAGCCCGAGCTTGGATTGCAGCGGGTCCACCATCGCCTCGCTCTCGTCCTTGTAGCGCACCGACCATCCGATCTTCACCACGACCTTGGGCGCGAGCGAGAGCGCGTCCCACTCAACGGCAAACGTCGCCTTGGCTTTCGGCTCGATCTGCGTCTCGTCCTCCACGAATGACTCCTCGGCGGCGCGGGCGATTGCCACAAAATGGGTTTCGAGTAGCGACCGAAATTGCTCGGTGGCGTTGTTAATCACTGCTTGGTTCTTGATTTCTCCGGTGTTCATTTGATGCCTTTCTTTTCGTTGGTTTCCTGTTCCAGTTTCGCGCGCAAAACAGCGCGCTCTTTGATTCGTCCCTCGTTGCGCTTCTCGATGTTGTCGATGCACGTTTCTAGCCGGTCGATTTCGAGCTGATCGCGATCCATTGCCCGATCGAGGAGTGCAGCGAGTAAAAGCGTCGAGCTGTACTTGCGCAGCGCATACGTTGGCCGCAGGTCGTTGAGTGTGTTCATGCCGCACCTCCTTGCGTCAGCGCCGCGGTCAGACCGCCGCCCATCTTCTCGGAAAGCGGAGTCACGTTGCGTTCCTCGGGAAAGTCGCGAACCTCCTCGACGGTGCGCAGACCTTTGAGCACGTCTCCAAACACGTCGCGAAGGACGAAACCACGCGCGCGGAATTTCAGCATCCGCCTTGGGTAGTCGGTCCAAGGACCGGCCTTGCCCCACAACTTCGCGGCCTTGGCGTCGGCGATCGTGAACGTCTCGCAGCCTGCCGAGCCGTCGCGACGTGTAGCCGTGACCTTGACACCAAACGAATCTTTCCCGACCTCACCGACCTCCTCCTCTGCGAAGGATTCGAGCAGACCGCTGGCGCGGACGAGAGCGAGCGCGGCGTCCCCGTAGATCGCGGGTCGTCCGTTGATCACGGCGGTGTTTTGCAACGCGGCCATCGGAGTGAGACCGAGCTCGGCGCCGAGTTGAATTGCGACTAGCACCGCCTCCGGCTTTTCCATGCCGCGCGGCGCGAAGCCGCTGGCGACGATTGCATTGGCGAAGCGGAAGGCATCTTCGAGCGATGCGAGCTTCACGCCTTGCGCGCCGAAGTTAATCGGCGTTTTGATTTGGGCTGGTGTCGTGACGCTCTTCGGCGTTTCGACCACGGCGGTTGATGTGACTGTGGATGTGTTTTCTGTGCTCATTTTTTACGTCTGGTTGTTCTGTGTTGTGTGTCTCTGCTAGCTGCCCGCCGAGGTTGTGTTCCCTCGGCGGGTTTTTGCTTTTAGAATGAAACGTCTCCGTCGTCGATAGTCGCGACGGGATCGGAAGAAAGAACTGCGGCACTCGGTAGAGTCCCGCGCTTTTTATGGATGATCGTCCGTGCTGCGTTTCTGAGCAGCACGTCCTCGGCGCGCGGCGGAAACGGTTTTCCGTTGTTGCCGAGCCGCGGTTCCGGCTCTTGCGCATACCACGCGACGGAGCGTTCGCTGAGCGACGAGAGCGCGACACCCTTGTTCTTCCCGAAGTGCACCTGCACGTTGCCAGCGTCGGCGATGATTTCGGTGGGCATCGGAACTTCGTCCGACTTCGGGAAGCTCGGTGCAGGCTTTGCAGCCGGTGCGCCCGATGCGTAGGGGCGCGCTTCGAGAGCTTCGCGGATGCGGATGAGCTCCGCGTGGATGAGTTCTAGGTTCATGGTGTGGACTTTCGTTTTTTGAGGACTTCAGCGTATTCTGAGACCGTGACATATTCTTTCCGCATCTTGGTATTCGAGATGATCTTTGAGACCGCGCCCGCCGTCATGCCGACCTCGAACGCGATCTCCTTTGTGGATACGCCCTCGAGCACGCGCTTAATTACGAGTGAAGCATTCGGCGATGTTGGCCGGCTCAAGGTGTGGCCTCCACCAGCGTCGCGCCGAGCTTCGCCGCTGACTCTCGCAGCGCCGCAAGCTCACGGTTGCGCTCGTTGCCTTGCGCCACTGCTTGGACCTTTGCGATTTCGATCGCGCGCTCTAACGTCTCGCAATGTGCGCACTCCCAGCGCCACTTGCCGCGATTCATTAGGTCTCCAAATGTGATCATGTAATCCCATTTCGGCCCCGAGTTGATCGGCGAGAGGATCATCCGCCGTGAGATCGTCACTTCAGTTTGGTTGCTGGTGATAGTCCGCAGGTCTTCTGCGGCCCAGAGCATTTCGTTTTCCGTGTCGTAGTTGTCGTCGTTCATTTTCGTCCTGTGTGTGTTGTGTTGCTGATTGTTGCTCGCGTATTTTCGCACCGGCACGAGCGCCGTCGTTGGCCTTGGCAATCGGGTGGCTCCGAAAGTTATTTGGTTAGGCGTGCGACCTTGGCCGCGTAGGCCACCGTCGCTGGCTTGTTCGCCCCGCGCGGCCCGCCGTTGTGGATGCGGGCTAGAGTGGTCACGTCACCCGCCGCCCACGCTGCGGGAGCGTAGCGTTGAAGATATGCGGCCACCACGCGCCTTGAGTAGTCGAGATCCGCGCAGCGCGAGTAGTCTCCGCCGATGCGAGCGTCGGCGTGGTAGGCGCGGTGGATCTGGAGCGGCCCGAGCGCCTTGCCGTTGTCACCCAGGATTGAGCCGGTGCGGCCGCTCGTCTCGACGATGTGCAGAGCGCGGAAGAAGGAGTCAGGCGGCGCGGCGTGCGCGGTGACGCAGAGCGAGAGGAGGATGAGTGCGGACTTCATTTTGTTCCGATGTAAATGATTTGGCAGATGCAGCGGTCTGGATTCGTGCGGAGAATCGACATTGCTGCGGCATCGGCGAAGGCAAAGTTTTCGCACTCGATCTTGAGCATCATGCGATTGCTTGATTTGAGTCTCACGACGAGGAGGTGGGTTGATTTCATTTTGCGAGCTTCGAGGCGTTGCGCTTTGCGGTGGCGACTTGGCGGGGAGTGCAGCCCGCGCCGATGGATTCGGCGAGAGCGATTGCGCGGTCGGCGCGCTGTTGGTCGGGCGCGGTGAGCGCGCCGTCCTCCTCGTCGGAATTGTCGGCAAATCCGTCGATGCTAAATTTTCCAGCCCCGTGGCTGTTTAGCTGGATGCGGCCGAAGCCTTTCCTCTTAAGTTTTGCCGCGAGCTTCTGCAGCTCTTTGCGGCGGCTGGGGTTGTCGATCGCTGACCAGGTGATTCGCGAGTTCATTTTGTTTTTTGTGTTTTTTGTCTCGGGGTTAATTCCCTTCGACGTCAACACTCAACACCATCGCCGACCCGATGTAAACACTAAATGCGTATTTTGTCCTGCTGCTTTCATAAGCCGTTGCAGTTGCGCGAGTTGAAACAAATCAAATGTTGGCGACGGATTCGGAATCTGGACAAAAGAAAGCCCGCGCAGCGGTAAATCCGCTCGCGGGCTTGCGGTTAGCCTCAGCCCTCACCGCCGCATGGTGCTGCGATGAGAGCAAAATCCGCAGCGGTGGCAAGGCGTAATTTTTTAAGACTACCGGCCCAAAGAATCCGCTGCGTGTATTACTGCGGCGGATACGTCATTGCCCGAAGCAAAGATACGTCACGCTGTTGTAGCTGATTTGCCGCAGATAATCCCCATCGGTTCCGCCGTATGTCGAGCAAAGAGGATAACCGAGGATGACCGTCGTGACGACCGGCACGGCGGTGATGCTGATCGTCACGCTGCCGTTGTCGAAAAGCAGGTCTGTGCCGTTAGCGAAAAGTGACCGATCTTCCGCGAGGTAGATTCGTCCAGCGGTCATTGATCCTCCACCGTCGAAAGAACCCATCGCAAGCGCCGCATTGACGACGCGCACAGGATGCATCGCGTCACCGTTCAGCGTAATGCCCCAAGTCTCGTCTATGCACGAGTCGGGATCGCCGCTGGTAAAACTGATTTTATCCACGGTGATCGCGCCGAGCGCATCGAGGTCTGCCGTGGCCGCCGTTCCCAACCCAAGCGCCGTGCGTGCGCCGCTGTCAGTCGTTGCGCCCGTTCCGCCGTTCGCAAGAGCGAGCGTGCCGCCGACCGTGATCGTGCCCGAAGTCGTGATCGGTGAGCCGCTGACGGTCAGTCCGGTCGTTCCGCCAGAAAGCGCGACCGACGTGACCGTGCCTGTCCCGGCTGCGCTCCACTCGACATCGGTAGCACCGCTGTTGAGCGCAAGGGTTTTCAGACCGTTGCCCGAGTAGGCTGGAAGCAAATTGATGCGTGCATTTGCCGCTGTGCTTGCGCCGGTGCCGCCGTCGGCGAGTGCGATGTCGGTGATTCCGGTGATGGTGCCGCCGCTGATTGCGACGGAGCTTGCGTTTTGTCGCATGAGCGTGGGACCGGGAATTCCCCAGTAGGTGATCAAGCTGGTTCCGCCTCCAGCCCATGCGCTTTTTTGTCCCGTGCGATCAACCGACCGCACGCGAACGTATTCGTCAAAAAGTCCTAGGCTAGAAAAAATTGATTCCGGTATTGGCTCACGAAAAAACAATCCAAGCCCGTATTCCGTATCAGCGGCAGCATCACTATCCGTGCTAGTCATCACGGCCTCGTAACTCAAAACGCTCTTCGTAGCTGGAGGAGTCCAATTCACGCGGACCGAATACGCTACGACGCCCCCGACCATTTCCGCTGGACGCTCAAACGCATTGTCGGTTCCGCTGATGTACGTTAACGCCGTCGGTGCATCCGGTGGCGTAGTGTTGCTCGGCGCGCTCTGACTCAGCGCAGTCGAAAGCGCCGAGATCGCACCGGAGAACGAAATCCCGCGCGCTGCGAATTGGTAGGATTCGCCGACAGTGAGATCGTCAATCGACACCGCGTAGGAAACTGACGACGCAATTTGATTCGCGACGATGTAATCGCTCGCGCCCGTGCGTCGATAGAGCACATCGAGAGCGACCGCACCAGACGGAAGCGGAGGAGCCGTGAGCGAGACGCGAGCGAATGACCCACCGTCTGACGAAAGATAGACCGTCGTGCTGATGAGCGTGGGAGCGTTGGGCGTGCTTGGTGCAGTCGGGTCAATCGGCCCAGCGGTGATGACGACCGGAGTGGCTGAAACGTAGTTGGTAAAGCCTGACACGTTCTCCACGGTGTCGTAAGCGTTCAGCCAATAATAATACGTCGTCCCGATCGTGACCTCAGTGTCCACGAAACGAGACGCGCGGACCTCGGCGATTTTGTTAGTGTTCGCGTTCGCTGGCGTGACCGCGGTGGTGTTTCGATAAATGCCGTATTCCGAAAAGTCCGGCTCGGTGTTGTCGTTCCAGTCGAGCGAGACGGCGCGGCCGGTGCCGACTACGGCGGTGAGCCCGGTGGGAATGCTTGGGGCGGTAGTGTCCTTGGCTGGCGTGATCGAGGACACTGCCGTATAGGTCGAGGACGTGTTGAAAAAGCTCTGCGCGTAGAGCCGCACGTTGTAGCTCGTGCCGATTCGCACGTCTGACGAAATGAAGTCGAGCGTATGGTCGCCGTCCACCGTCGCCCACGTCAGATACGTCGTCGCCGTGCCCTCCTTGTACTCGATCACCGTCTTGCCGCCGCTGGTCACGAATTGCTCCGTGGGCGCGCTCCACGCCACTTTGATGCGCGGCATGACCGAACCGTCGGCCTGAATGAACTGCGTCGTTCCGTCTGCCGTGAGCGTGAGATTCGTCGGCGGGTCGATTGAGAACGGATTCGGCAGAGTCGTGTTCGGCGCGCTCTCGACTGCGACCTCGTCGGTCACATCCCAATCGTAAACGGTCGATGCGGTCTCGCGTAGTTGGAGCTCAATTACGGGAGTCGGCGGCGTGCCTTGGCTCGAGAGAGACCACGCGATGACCTCGAAGACCTTCGACGAGAATCCGAGGTTTGCGTTGGTGAGGTTCACCGTGTCACCCGCGCGCAACTGCATTGCGGTCAGGTTGAACTTCGCGGTGAAGATAATTTCCTCGCGCGCTTGCCGCAGGTTGATGCGTGCGATGCGCTGCGCCGCGCTGCTGCTTGTCGTGAACGGCAGGATCACGTCGCGCCAGTGGTAAATCCCATCGTCGTCGGCCAAGTAGGTCGCACTCGTGATCTGCGGGAAGTCCGCTGCAGCCCACTGATTCTCGGACGAGATGAACGTGCCCTTGACTGCGTTGACGCGGTCGCGCGCGCTGAGTCGAGTCGAGACCGTGAAGCCGCCTGCCATGTTGCTCTCGTCGAGCGTCACCGTCGGCGAGCGATACGCCGCCGCATAGACCACGACCTGGCCTCCGCTGTAAGCAATCGTCCCTCCCATTGCGGAAAGAAGTTGCCCGATGATCGAGTCGGGCGTGGAGGACGTGACCGCCTGCCCGTTGCATTCGTAGCGGTTCTCGTAGGTCGCTGGACTAGTCACCGGCTTAATCTCCACTTGCCCGTCGCAGATGCTTGCAGCCGCGACGACCGATGCGTCGTCAATCTCGCTCGCATCCATGCCCATGCCGAGATCGGCGTCGGTTAGGTAGTCACGCAAGCAGAGCGCGGGGTTCGCGCTGTAAGCGGTCGTCTCTGAATCTGGGTCGTAAACCTTTCGACCCTTGACCACGCACGAAATGTTCGGGATTCCGCCGACGAAAATCTCGTTTGAGAACGTGAGCTTGCAGTAGATGTAGGCGATGCCGCGCAAGCGGTGGTTTGAGTCCCAGTCCACGGGAAAATCAGATTGCAGCGTCGTGTCCACCGTCTGCGTCGTGGAGCCGAGATGCTTGTGGATAAGCGAACCGGTGTAACTTCCCGCCGCTGCATATTTTCCCGTCGCGTAACCGTCGCCGCTTCCGGTTAGCACGAGGTCCTCGTTGAAATAAACGTCGCCGATTTCCTGCACCTCGTGACCGGCCAGAGCGACGACGATGTGCAAATATTCGTTTTTCGTTCCGCTTGTCGCGAGAAAAACAATGGTACCGGACACCTTCGCTTGCCCGTAAATTATTTGCCGCGGCGAGGTCGGGCTGCGCGTCATGATTCCTCGGTCGTTCAGATCGCTCATCGACGGCATCTTTGGCGCGAGGAGACGCGATACGCCCATGCTTGCGCCAACCGTGATGACGATTGGAATCGCAAAAATAAGCGCAGTTCCGAGAGCGGAACCGCCAGCGATGTCGAACACGACCGTTACTAGCCAAATCGCAAATGCCTCTAACATTATGGTTCGTTAGTTAAAGGGTTGTCTGATCCTTGTCCGCCCGTGCGAAACGCGGTTGCGTTCGCGTTGCCCCAGTAAATCACTTTGTCCTGCAACCCCGCGACGTATTCGAGCCCCGTGTCGGCTGGGTATCTGCGCAGTTGCTCCTCGTGCGTGTATCGGCTTTCACGCGTGCGCTGGAAATCGACGAGCTTGCTTTCGACGGCAATGCCGATCGTCGCCTGTTTCCCGTCGTTGGAAATCACCATCGTGTCCATTCGCCCGGAGAAGACCGTGATCGAGTCGATGACCGCACCCGTATCCGCGTTGAGCGTACCGAATCGCACCGCCGCCGTTCGGCCTTGATAGGGTTCGGTGAGCGCAGCCGCCACAAGATCGCTCGAAACTCCCGTGAGGTCGATCTTCAGCCCGCGCGCTGATAGGTCTTCCGTTTCCTCGATCGTCGAGATCGAGGAGAACGCACCGAGTCCCGCATAGGTCACGCTGCCAATCGTGATCGTGCCGTAGCCGGTCCAGTAGCGCACCGTTCCAGCGTCGAAATCGAGCGACGTAGCGAAGAATGGGTTGAGCTGCGCAGCCGTGGTCGAGGCAAGCAGCGGAGCGGGAATCGTTCGGCTCATGTGTTGATCGCCTCGAAGATTGAAAAGTTCAGCCCATACTTTTTCGCCGTGTCGATTGACCAATCGCACGTTGTCGTCCCGAGGCGGAAGACGCCCACGGCATCCGTGTAATCAATCGCCGCGTCGTCAGGATAGGCCGTGCGCAACAGCGGGAAGATTTCGTAGGAGGTCGCCGTGTTCACCTTCGTGATTTTGTGCAGCTTCGAGCTGCTGCCGGTTCCGAGCTGGATGTAATCGCCGGCGGCCCACGAGCCAGAGCCACCGTCAATCGTGATGGTGGTCGTGTTGGCCGCGTGTGCGCCGTCGAGCTTGGGGTTGCTCGACATATTGCCGCGCTGCGTCCCATTGGCGTAGTCGCGAAAGTAGAACGTCCCGCGCGCGGCCATAATCAGAAAGCCGATCAACTCCTCGGCGTCCGCGCGGTTCATCGGCGGGCACTCCACGTCGCCGCTGAGCATTGTGCCGGTCCAGTTGTAGGACTGGCTCGAAAACGTAAAGGGCGAGATGTTGCGGGCGACCGCGCTGATGGCCGAGAAGCGCAAGGACGAGATGCGGATGCCCGCAGGAGGCGTGAGTGGATAGGAAATTGCCATGACGTTTAGGCGAACGCTGAACGATAGCTGCCCCCGCGGCGCACCATGTCGGGAATCTCGGCTTTGAGCCGCCGCCGCTCTTGTTCAAGGATTGGCACCAGCTCGGCGCGCGAGACGCCTGCGGCGATGTTGTAGGTTACGTTGACGCCGCCCGAGCTGCTGCCGCCGCTGCCCATTGCGCCGTTCGGCACGATGCTGCCGGAGGAGTGCGGGACGAATAGCTCGGGGCCTTTTTCGCCGACGACGTAGGGCGAGCCGGAGTTTACGGGTCCGCCTTCGGCGCGCATTCCTGAGAGGAACGTCCCGATTCCCTTCGCGAGCGGCTGCGTTATCATGTTGCTGAAGACTAGGCGAAGCAAGTCCTGTCCGATTGCGCGCAGAACCTCACTCAGTTTTTGCCCGCTCAGAATCGCGTCCTCAAATCCGGTCGCGAGAATTTGGCCAGCGTCGTCGAAGAGCCTGTTTTGCTCCTTCATGAGCGCGTTGACTTTCTCCTCTTCGGCTGCGATTTGAGGGACAAGTCGAATCATCTCCTCTTGATCTTTGATTTTCTGCGCCCTGCTTTTCTCCTCGACATTCATGTTTAATGCGAATGGCTGCACTTCTTTTGCGCCAAATGTCAGAGCGCTCAAACGATCTTTGTCAGCCGCAAGCCTAAGCTGCATTTGCTTGAGATCTTGAGGCATACTTTGAGCGCGAAGGGCACCGGATTGCTTCTGAAGATCAGTCAGCTTTTGCGTCTCCGTCGTGTCGTCATTTTTCAAATCATTCAGAACCTTTTGAAGTTGGATTTCTTTTTTCGCGGTAGCGACTGGGTCTCCTTGCCCGCGCATCGCGTCGAGTTCTTCTCCGAGCGTAACGGCGAGATTCTTTTTTGCCGCAGTTAGTTTCTCCTGAGACATTCCTATCTGGTCGAAATCTTTTTTCAATTCAGCCAGCGTTGCGCCAAACGCCTCAATCTCTTTCTTGTTTCTCACGAATTTTAGGTCGTCGAGCTTTTTCCTGATTTCATCTTTTGTAAGCGGGCTGAAAGCGTTTCCCATGCTGATGCCGACTTGAGCCAAAGCCAGCGGCAGCTTCATGAAAAAGTTGAGCGTCCCCTCAACGAGATTCTGCATCTCCATCGCGGCCACAATTTGCTCATCGCTGAACCCTACTTCTTCGCCAGCGGTCGCGACCTTGTCGAGCCGCTGTTTCATCATGTTCAGAGCACCCATCACAGCCTCTCCGCCAAACGCCAGCTTTGTGATCTTGGAGAGGCCTTGCGTGGATTTTTCGAGCTTGCCGAGCGAATTTTGCACGCTCGCAAACGCCGCCCGTGTCGAGTCAACCGCCCGCAGTGTAAATGTAGCTTCAGCCATGGTGCTTCAGTTTCCGGTTTTGATGTTCGATGTAGGCAAGCCAGCCGTTCAATTCCTGCGCCGGCATGGCGAGCACCTCGCTTGCAAATTTGCCGAGACGATCTGCGAGAGCATACACGGCGAGGAAGTCGGCGGCCTCCCCGCCGTGAATCAGTTTTTTAAGTCGTCGGGCCTCGGTCCGTTTTCCGCGAGGATCGCGTTGGCGATGCGGCCCACGACGTTGCTGTCGGCCTTGTTTAGGAGCGTCGGCTTGTGCTCGATCGTAAACAGCTTCGCGCCGTGCTCGTCGGTGGCTTTCATGATCAGGATGTCGACCAGCAGCTCCATGTCGTTCTCTTTGCTGCGACGATAGAGCCGGTTCTTTTCGCCGAGCGTGACCGGCGATGCGTAGACGACGAGCTTCCACTCGGGCACGTCAATTTTGCGCGTGCCGAGTGAGGCGAAGTGTTCTCTAACTAGGTCGATCGCTTCCATGTTGTGTGTGTGTTTTCCTGACGTTAGCTGGCCGTGAGCGTGCTCAAGGCACCGTTACCTTCGAAGGCTATCGACCCTTCGACGATGCCGTCAAACGATGCGCTGACATCGAACTTGGTCACGATGGCGCCGCCGGAATAGTATCGGTCGCCGGATTCCGCGCCCTCTGGGTAGAGGTTCAGCGTGACCGAGCTGCCGATGGTAATCAGAAGCTGTCCGGCGTCGGTCTCGTCCCAATAGAGATCGCCCGATGCGGACCACGTTTTCATGGTTGCGAGACGCGTGCGGTAGGTGTCGCCGATCACGCTGTCTTCGACGGTGTCCGAGGAATGGCTGAGGGCGTAATTTCGCAGCTCGCCGATTGCCGTGGTGGAGATTTTGACGAGGCCTTCGCGGCCGAGATGGTTTGCCATGTTAGTCGGTGGTTAAATAGATGCAGTTGAAAGTGTGCCGAGCCGTGCCCCAGCGGCGTTCTTCGTCTGGCTCGATCACATAGTCCACACTCGTCAAATGGAGATCGCGGCATTGACCGCCGAGCGTCACGTCAGCGAGCACCGCAGCCTCGACCGCTGCGCTTCCCGTGTCGAAAAGGTCGTCGATCAGGTAGGTGCCGCTTTCGGCAGTGAAGTAGTCCACGATGAGCTGGAGCTGCCGGTATTGCGTGCGGTTGCTCGGTCCGAGCGTGCGCACCTCGATCTGCTCGCTGACCGCGTAGATGGCCGCTGACGGGAAGCTGACGCTAGCGATCGTGTTGTTGCGCCCGCGAAGGATGTTTGCGGTCGGCACGACGAGCGCGCCCGTGAGAGCGGTTGCCGTCGCGGTGCGGATGTTGGTGCGTGTGCTCATGCTGCTGTTTTGATTGGCATCGCTCCACCGACGCGGGTGAAGCCGAGATTGACGGCGCGGTTGGCGAGGACGGCGGCGACTTTCTTCGTCGTCGTTCTGATGCGTGAATTGATTGCGCCGTCGATCATTCGCTGGTAGTTTGGAATCTTCACGTTGTGCGCCGTGGCCTTGATGAACGGTTGCGGCCCGAAGCTCGATTGCACCGATCCGAAAAGTTTGTTGCCGCCCGCCTGCGGTTTTAGTTTGTCGCTGAATTTCTTGTAGCGCGCGCCGGTTACTTTCGCCGATGCGTTCCAGCCCGAGACGGTCCAGCCGACTCGGCCTTCGATCTCGTTGCGGTATTTTCTGAAGTCGGCGCCGAATGCCAGCGCGTTAGGCCTTCCCTTTATGCGGCCACGCGGGCTGTAACCTCTTATCCTTTTGTGCTCTTGCTTCAGCACGTCATAGCTATCCAGCAGTTTCATTCCGTAGTAATACTTCAGATTTGGATTCCTAAGAAGCGCGCGCATCTTCTCGACATCTCGCGTGCGAATGTATCGCGCCATCGACTTGTAGAATCCACCTTCGGTCGCCTTCGCTTCGAAATCGCTATAGACAAGCGGCTGAACAAAGCGCGAAAAGTCTGCTTGCACCGCGTTCGCGCCCTGCTGCTTGCTCTTGGGTGGCGTGAATTTCACGATAGTCTGGATCGCGTATTTCGCCTCCTCCTTGATGACCAGCCCGAGGTCTACTTTTGCCGCAAGCGCGAGCCGTGTGAGCTGATAATCCAGCCGCGAGAAACTGGTTTCGATGTCGATCATATCGCCTTGCAGACTTCGATTTCGCAGCCCGCGCCCTCGGCGTCCAAGGTCACGCGCTCGATGAAATAGGTAATGCTCGCCCGCGAAAGCGTCTGAGTCACCTGCGGCGTGGCACTGACGCTCGACGTCAAAAGGAAGACCGTGAACTTGCTGTCAGCTCGGCGCTGGTCCTCGAACTCCGAGAACGCGTCGCGCGAGGATGACCAGACGCCGGTAACGCTCACGCCCTGATACGTGAACGCGATGCCCGCCTGCTCAAGTATCGCCGAGAAGTCGCTGTTGATTTGTGTTGGGTCGAAGTCGCGAACGGCTGCCATACCTATGCGCCGCCTGTAAAATAAAACCGCGCGTGCATCTCCGGTCGGTTCGCGAGTAGCCACGGCTCCGCGTCCTCGTAGCACCGCTGCGCGTCCTGCCCGCAAGTCTGGCTCCCGACGTGGTGAACGTAGGCCCGCGAAATGAAATGCCGCCGCTTCATGTCCGCGCATTGCACGTCGTCCGAGAACCAATTTATGGGAGGGAAATCCACCCACGAATCGCGGTGAATCCACGCGCAGATTGGCGCGATCACCGGCGTTTCGACGATGTGCCGCTCCGACTGGTAGCGGAGAAAGTCGATTTTGCCACGACCGCTGCGGACGTTTTGCTCGCCCCGCGCGTAGTCCGAGCGCGTCGCGACGTAGCCGAGATCCGGCACGACCTTGCGGAGATGCGCGACATCGGCGAGGAGCACGGCCCACGTCGTCGGCGTGAAGACGATGTCATCGTTGCACACCAGAATCTCGTCATGGCGCTTGAAAGCTTCGCGCGCCGCGAAGTTGTAGGCGTCGCCGAAGTTCGCCCCGACCTTGTGATGCACGTACCTCTCGACGTCGCGCGGAACGTAGGCGTTGAGCGATGCCGTCATCACGTCGAGACACGCGGCGTTGACCGTGCAGACGATGATCGCGGGCGTGCTCACGGCTTCTTCGCTGCGAGGATTTCCTTGATGTTCTCGGAGTCGATGAGCGTCACGCCGCTGGCAATGACGAGCTTGTCCCAGTCATGCGGCGGCACCATGCCGTCCTCCATGTGCACCGAGATCATCGCGCGCTCCACCGCCCGCGGTTGCCCGACGTCGTGAATGAATTGCTTCGACATCGCCATCGTTTCCTTGTCGTCGGGTCGCACTAGGAAAACGTGCTCGACGGTTTCGGGATGCGCTGCCGTCGCGAGCCACGCTTCACGAAAGGACACCGAGCGAGTCGAGTCGCCGAGGGTTTTCTGCGTGAGCCGAATCGCGGGTTTCTCGTACCGGTGAAACGCCCACTGAAGCCCATCGGCCTTGCTCGGCTTGTCCGCCAGCCGGTAGGACCTGGCAGCAAGATCGAGACCGGCCCAGCCATACCACTTGACCTCGTGCGTCCACGGTCGGTCCTTCTCGGCTGGCTCGGGCAGTGACATCATCCGCTCTGCCCAGAAGCTCGCGCGCCTTCCGTCGTTGCGCTCAAAGGCGAGCATGATGATCGAGGCGATAGCCTCGCGGCACCACGGGAAAACACCGTGCGCACCCAGAGCGAATTGCAATGCCTCGCGCCGTGACGCGACGAGCCGCGCAAGGTTAAGCTGCACCTCGTAGCGGAACGAGTCGTCGAGGTTTGGGAAGCTCAGAGCGATGCGGCCGAACTGCTCGGCGGCGGTCTTGTTGCCCGCGCAGTAGTGCTCTTGGTGGACGTAGAAATACTGGGTGGCCGACTCCGCCACGCTGCGCCCGAGGATAGCCAAGTTGCGCTTGCGGTTGCTTTGCTTGATCGCGACGGGCTGATGCCGCCAGACCGGCACCGTCCACTCGTTGTGCAGA